CTCGCGGAAACTCTTCCTCCTAAATGGAGAGGAAGAAAACCGTTATTATATGGAGAAGATCAGCAGATTACCGTCTGTTGCTCGACTTCATATAAGATGGTTTCCCAAGGTTGCCCTTGGAAGTAACTCGTGCGGTTAGATCCCTTTTACAGGACTGCCTAACTCGCGAGGAGTTCTAAGTAGTAACTATTCACTAGTGTCTTTTTGGTTGGCTGTGTAACAACAGTCATCCGTGAGACGCGGAGTTTAAGTGACTTCTTAGCCTGCCGTACCCTAACGGGAACAGCGGAGTAGGATCAAGCTGACTTCTCTCAAATTTGGAGCAGTTAATGGTACTTTCGTACTTCTTCTGACTCGAAAGATAGGGAGGACACGCAGTGTGTGCTCATAAATCATTAGTTTTTGACAACCATCTTAAGATGGGGACAGATTTTAATGTAGAGTTAACACGCGGATCAGAGCCCTTCGAGCGAACATTTAAAGAAAAATTATGAAAACTTTACATAAAGTAAAAATTAACATGTTTTCGATTATGAACGCTTTCAGAGATAATGTTCAGCACGAACCTATGGTTTCGCTTAACAATTCGTGAGAATTGTTAGCACTTGTGGGAAAAATTGGGTGAAGAGTGATCCTCGCCTGCTTTGACACACAAGTGAAGATTACTAAAAGACTTCAGTTAACCAAAAACTTCGTTGGGTATTTACTCCAGATGCGAAAGCACCATGGTAGTACGTACACAGTGAAGTACTTGAAAACTTGTCAATTAGCACTAGCAAAACGGTTGAGTAATGAAAGGATACAATCTTTAAATGAGATTGAACCCGATCTTCCGCTCCCCAGACTAACTAGATCTTCCTTACCTCGGATAATTCCAAGGGAGGATAGACGAAGTATTTTGTCTGGTAATGCTCCTAGCATTACACGTTTCTGGATGACGCTGTTCTCGTTATATAAAATTATACGAGTTCCGGGTCATTTGAAACTAGGGACTATAACGGAACCCTTTACTGGGGATGAAAAGTTCACATTGCGAGGGGCAGAGTATCTAAAGTTTTTAACTTTACGTCACTCTTCCCGTTTCAATAGAACAGTTCTGACCCGTGAAAGGGGGTTACTCTTATTGCAAACTTCTTCCCCCTCTTACACGACTTCTTGGATGGGTATGTTCCGGGACGTAGCACAATTGAAAGTGCTCGGCCTGGATGTACACATTGAATCGATACTGAAAGGTCTAAACCAGCTGAAATTACTTGCGTTTTTCCAGTTGATTAAAGACAAACAGCTTTCAGAGGAAGTTCACCCAGTGTTGAAGGAGAATAAATCTACTTCTACAATGGGACAATTAGCAACTAAAGAGGAGGCTGCTGGGAAAATCAGGGTATTCGCTATGGTGGATGTTTGAACACAATCGTGTCTAAACCCCATCCATGAGTTTATTTTTGATTTCCTTAGGAAGTTACCAAATGATGCAACGTTTGATCAAGATGCGGCAGTGCAGAGATGCATTACCAAAGTTGAAAAATCGAAGGCGTCATGAGGTTACGACCTTTCAGCAGCAACGGATCGTCTCCCAATTTCTCTGCAGATTGCTATCCTGTCTCCTTTAATAGGACCAGGTTTAGCAAAAAGCTGAAGAGATCTTTTGGTTGACCGAACCTATTACCTGAACGAACCTGACACTGAAGAGTGCGGGGGTTACAGGTATGCGGTAGGTCAGCCTATGGGGGCTCTATCTAGTTGAGGGATGTTAGCAGTATGCCACCACATGATAGTTCAGTTAGCATATCAACACTCTATTGGAAAAGGTCATAGTATTATAACTCGTACTCTAAAAGAGAATCGAGGAACGGTACTAAAACTAAATTACAAAGAGGACTGGTATGAAAATTATGAGCTACTTGGGGATGACATTGTGATATTCGATGAACGTGTTGCGATAGCCTACCTGAACCTGATGAAAGGGTTCGGTGTAGGAATAAACCTTAAGAAATCTGTTTGTTCTTCAAACAATTCTTTTGAGTTTGCTAAAGTAACATATGCTCGAGGTCATATTGTGTCAGCTATTTCCTGAAAAATGTTCATCTCTCAGAATAATGCGATGGGAAGAGTAGCAATACTCCACCATTTACTTACAAAGAGAGTTGTTCGGCATCCCGTGAATTTTATAAAAAATATTCTCAGGAAGAGTCAGTATGAACTTGGAAACTACCCATTTAATTTGGTAGCGTTCTTGTCCATGCTGGCGAATTCAGGATCTATCTCTTATTTCGAGTTCCTTCAGACTATTAAATCTGTAGAGAACCGTATGTCTAAATCTGTTCGTGGTCTATTGGAAGGTCTTAATCTACCTTACCTTGAAACCGTGATTACAGGTCTAGTGGCAAAAACCGAATATATCAAGAGGACCAACGAAATGTTGGAAGTCTTTGGTTATCGGGATTTACCATGACATAAAGTGGAAATATTCCGAAGAATTTTTGATTTCAAAAATAAAATCGGAGACAAGACCACTTATATAAAAGAGCTATGCGACGAGATATCGGACTTTTTAATTCCAGGCGTAATGCCAGAGGAGTTAAGGGTAATAGATGATAGAATTCTTGCTAACCCTGATTATAATCAGGAGAAAGCGGAACACCGTCAGCTTTACCTTGTTATCCATGCAATTGTAGCTGATCACCTTGGTGATCTTGCTTGATTGGAGGATTTCGGAAGGGAAGATATACACCGCCCAATTGAAGAACTTATTTCTCTGAATGAGAAATGTGATCGACTAAAGGAGGCATTATCAATAGTTGAAATGGCTAAAGAGAAGGCTTCTGGGGCGACGAAATCAAGATTAATGGTCAAGTCACCATTGAAGGCGGTTAAGTTTATATTGAAATCTTATAAACACCGTCCCCAATGAGACTTTAATAGTTCCACTAATACAGGTTTCCTGCGGTACTTTGGTAAGATCATGCATCGAGTTGATGAGAAGTAAAACTTTCATCTAACAAGATATGTGATTAACCTAAGGTGGCGACATCTTTCTGAGAGCTTCTCCAGGATATTCCATAAATGGTATTCTCCGGGTTTGGTTCAAAGAGAAAACAACCGTTTTCTTGTTTCTTCCTTTTCCACTAAATCAATTAAATAACTG